GTATACGAGGTTAGTTCATTCTCGTATGCATGATTGGACAAATTAAAATTTCAATTTGGATCAGGGCCTCCCTCCAGCGACGGCCGAACTGGGCTAGCCATGCCCACAGTAGGACTAGCAAACGGAGGGACTAGCCGTAGTGGCGAGCTCCCTGGGTGGTCTAAGTCCTGAGTACAGGACAGTCGTCAGTAGTTCGACGTGAGCAGAAGCCCACCTCGATATGCTATGTGGACGAGGGCATGCCCAAGACACACCTTAACCCTAGCGGGGGTCGCTAGGGTGAAATCACACCACGTGATGGGAGTACGACCTGATAGGGTGCTGCAGAGGCCCACTATTAGGCTAGTATAAAAATCTCTGCTGTACATGGCACATGGAGTTGAATCATTTTGAACTTTTATACAAAACAAACAAACAAAAACCAATGGGAGTGGAGGAACCGGTATACGATGCCACGGGGAAACCATTGTTTGGAGACCCGAGTGAGGTACACCCACAATCAACACTGAAGCTACCACATGATAGGGGGAGAGGTAACATCAAAACAACACTGAAGAACCTACCTAGGAAAGGCGACTGCAGGAGTGGCAACCATCTAGGCCCGGTTAGCGGGATATATGTAAAGCCCGGCCCTGTCTTTTATCAGGACTACATGGGCCCGGTCTACCATAGAGCCCCTCTAGAGTTTTTTAGCGAAGCGCAGTTTTGTGAGGTGACCAAAAGGATAGGTAGGGTGACAGGTAGTGACGGAAGGCTTTACCATATATATGTGTGCATCGATGGTTGCATACTGCTGAAGCTAGCCAAGAGGGGCGAGCCAAGAACCCTGAAGTGGATTAGAAATTTCACCGACTGTCCATTGTGGGTTACCAGTTGCTCTGATGATGGCGCAAGTGGAAGTAAAGAGAAGAAGCCAGATAGGATCAACAAGGGTAAATTAAAAATAGCCCCAAAAGAGCATGAGAAGGACAGCAGAACTAAGCCACCTGACGCTACGATCGTAGTGGAAGGAGTAAAATACCAGGTCAAAAAGAAAGGTAAAGTTAAAGGAAAGAATACCCAAGACGGCCTGTACCACAATAAGAATAAACCACCAGAATCTAGGAAGAAATTAGAAAAAGCCCTATTGGCATGGGCGGTAATAGCAATTATGTTGTACCAACCAGTTGAAGCCGAAAATATAACTCAATGGAACCTGAGTGACAACGGCACTAATGGTATCCAGCATGCTATGTACCTTAGAGGGATTAGCAGAAGCTTGCATGGGATCTGGCCGGAAAAAATATGCAAAGGAGTCCCCACCTACCTGGCCACAGACACGGAACTGAAAGAAATACAGGGAATGATGGATGCCAGCGAGGGGACAAACTATACGTGCTGTAAGTTACAGAGACATGAATGGAACAAACATGGATGGTGTAACTGGTACAATATAGACCCCTGGATACAGTTGATGAATAGAACCCAAGCAAACTTGGCAGAAGGCCCTCCGGCCAAGGAGTGCGCTGTGACTTGTAGGTATGATAAAGATGCTGACGTCAACGTGGTCACCCAGGCCAGAAACAGGCCAACAACCCTGACCGGCTGCAAGAAAGGAAAAAATTTTTCTTTTGCAGGTACAGTTATAGAGGGCCCATGTAATTTCAATGTTTCCGTGGAGGATATCTTGTATGGGGATCATGAGTGCGGCAGTTTGCTCCAGGACACGGCTCTGTACCTAGTAGATGGAATGACCAACACTATAGAGAATGCCAGACAGGGAGCAGCGAGGGTAACATCTTGGCTCGGGAGGCAACTCAGAATTGCCGGGAAGAGGTTGGAGGGTAGAAGCAAAACCTGGTTTGGTGCCTATGCCCTATCACCTTACTGTAATGTAACAAGCAAAATAGGGTACATATGGTACACTAACAACTGCACCCCGGCTTGCCTCCCCAAGAATACAAAGATAATAGGCCCCGGTAAATTTGACACTAATGCGGAGGACGGAAAGATTCTCCATGAGATGGGCGGCCACCTATCAGAATTTCTGCTGCTCTCTCTGGTTGTTCTGTCTGACTTCGCCCCTGAAACAGCCAGCGCGTTATACCTCATTTTGCACTACGTGATTCCTCAATCCCATGAAGAACCTGAAGGCTGTGACACAAACCAGCTGAATCTAACAGTGGAACTCAGGACTGAAGACGTAATACCGTCATCAGTCTGGAATGTTGGCAAATATGTGTGTGTTAGACCAGACTGGTGGCCATATGAAACCAAGGTGGCTCTGTTATTTGAAGAGGCAGGACAGGTCGTAAAGTTAGCCTTACGGGCGCTGAGGGATTTAACCAGGGTCTGGAATAGCGCATCAACCACGGCATTCCTCATCTGCTTGATAAAAGTATTAAGAGGACAGATCGTGCAAGGTGTGATATGGCTGCTACTAGTAACTGGGGCACAAGGCCAGCTAGCCTGCAAGGAAGATTACAGGTACGCAATATCATCAACCAATGAGATAGGGCTACTCGGGGCCGGAGGTCTCACCACCACCTGGAAAGAATACAACCACGATTTGCAACTGAATGACGGGACCGTTAAGGCCATTTGCGTGGCAGGTTCCTTTAAAGTCACAGCACTTAATGTGGTCAGTAGGAGGTATTTGGCATCATTGCATAAGGAGGCTTTACCCACTTCCGTGACATTCGAGCTCCTGTTCGACGGGACCAACCCATCAACTGAGGAAATGGGAGATGACTTCGGGTTCGGGCTGTGCCCGTTTGATACGAGTCCTGTTGTCAAGGGAAAGTACAATACAACCTTGTTGAACGGTAGTGCTTTCTATCTTGTCTGTCCAATAGGGTGGACGGGTGTTATAGAGTGCACAGCAGTGAGCCCAACAACTCTGAGAACAGAAGTGGTAAAGACCTTCAGGAGGGACAAGCCCTTTCCGCACAGAATGGATTGTGTGACCACAACAGTGGAAAATGAAGATTTATTCTACTGTAAGTTGGGGGGCAACTGGACATGTGTGAAAGGTGAACCAGTGGTCTACACGGGGGGGCTAGTAAAACAATGCAGATGGTGTGGCTTTGACTTCAATGAGCCTGACGGACTCCCACACTACCCCATAGGTAAGTGCATTTTGGCAAATGAGACAGGTTACAGAATAGTGGATTCAACAGACTGTAACAGAGACGGTGTTGTAATCAGCACAGAGGGGAGTCATGAGTGCTTGATCGGTAACACAACTGTCAAGGTGCATGCATCAGATGAAAGACTGGGCCCCATGCCATGCAGACCTAAAGAGATCGTCTCTAGTGCAGGACCTGTAAGGAAAACTTCCTGTACATTCAACTACGCAAAAACTTTGAAGAACAAGTACTATGAGCCCAGGGACAGCTACTTCCAGCAATATATGCTTAAGGGCGAGTATCAGTACTGGTTTGACCTGGACGTGACTGACCGCCACTCAGATTACTTCGCAGAATTTGTTGTCTTGGTGGTGGTAGCACTGTTAGGAGGAAGATATATCCTGTGGCTAATAGTGACCTACATAGTTTTAACAGAACAACTCGCCGCTGGTTTACCATTGGGCCAGGGTGAGGTAGTGTTGATAGGGAACTTAATTACCCACACAGACATTGAGGTCGTAGTATATTTCTTACTACTCTATTTGGTCATGAGGGATGAGCCTATAAAGAAATGGATACTGCTGCTATTCCATGCTATGACTAACAATCCAGTCAAGACTATAACAGTGGCATTGCTCATGGTTAGCGGGGTTGCCAGGGGTGGAAAGATAGATGGCGGTTGGCAGCGGCTGCCGGAGACCAGCTTTGACATCCAACTCGCGCTGACAGTTATAGTAGTCGCTGTGATGTTGCTAGCAAAGAGAGATCCGACTACTGTCCCCTTGGTTGTAACGGTGGCAACCCTGAGAACGGCTAAGATGACTAATGGACTTAGTACGGATATAGCCATAGCTACAGTGTCAACAGCGTTGCTAACCTGGACCTACATTAGTGACTATTATAGATACAAGACTTGGCTACAGTACCTTATTAGCACAGTGACAGGTATCTTTTTAATAAGGGTACTGAAGGGAATAGGTGAGTTGGATTTACACACTCCAACCTTGCCATCTTATAGACCCCTCTTCTTCATTCTCGTGTACCTCATTTCCACTGCAGTGGTAACAAGATGGAATCTGGACATAGCCGGATTGCTGTTGCAGTGTGTCCCAACCCTTTTGATGGTTTTTACGATGTGGGCAGATATTCTCACCTTGATCCTCATACTGCCCACTTACGAGTTAACAAAGCTATATTACCTCAAGGAAGTGAAGATTGGGGCAGAAAGGGGCTGGTTATGGAAGACCAACTTCAAGAGGGTAAACGACATATACGAGGTTGACCAAGCTGGTGAAGGGGTATACCTTTTCCCGTCAAAACAAAAAACAAGTTCAATAACAGGTACCATGTTGCCATTGATCAAAGCCATACTCATCAGCTGCATCAGTAATAAGTGGCAGTTCATATACCTATTGTACTTGATATTTGAAGTGTCTTACTACCTCCACAAGAAGATCATAGATGAAATAGCAGGAGGGACCAACTTCATCTCAAGACTTGTAGCCGCTTTGATCGAAGCCAATTGGGCCTTTGACAACGAAGAAGTTAGAGGTTTAAAGAAGTTCTTCCTGTTGTCTAGTAGGGTTAAAGAACTGATCATCAAACACAAAGTGAGGAATGAAGTAATGGTCCACTGGTTTGGTGACGAAGAGGTTTATGGGATGCCGAAGTTGGTTGGCTTAGTCAAGGCAGCAACATTGAGTAAAAATAAACATTGTATTTTGTGCACCGTCTGTGAAGACAGAGAGTGGAGAGGAGAAACCTGCCCAAAATGCGGGCGTTTTGGGCCACCAATGACCTGTGGCATGACCCTAGCCGACTTTGAAGAAAAACACTATAAGAGGATCTTTTTTAGAGAGGATCAATCAGAAGGGCCGGTTAGAGAGGAGTACGCAGGGTATCTGCAATACAGAGCCAGAGGGCAATTATTCCTGAGGAATCTCCCAGTGCTAGCAACAAAAGTCAAGATGCTCCTGGTCGGAAATCTTGGGACGGAGGTGGGAGATTTGGAACACCTTGGCTGGGTTCTTAGAGGGCCTGCCGTTTGCAAGAAGGTTACCGAACATGAGAAATGCACCACATCCATAATGGATAAATTGACTGCTTTTTTCGGTGTTATGCCAAGGGGCACCACACCTAGAGCCCCTGTGAGATTCCCCACCTCTCTCTTAAAGATAAGAAGGGGGTTAGAAACTGGCTGGGCGTACACACACCAAGGTGGCATTAGTTCAGTGGACCATGTCACTTGCGGGAAAGACTTACTGGTATGTGACACTATGGGCCGGACAAGGGTCGTTTGCCAATCAAATAATAAGATGACAGACGAGTCCGAGTATGGAGTTAAAACTGACTCCGGATGCCCGGAAGGAGCTAGGTGTTATGTGTTCAACCCAGAGGCAGTTAACATATCAGGGACTAAAGGAGCCATGGTCCACTTACAAAAGACTGGAGGAGAATTCACCTGTGTGACAGCATCAGGAACTCCGGCCTTCTTTGATCTCAAGAACCTCAAAGGCTGGTCAGGGCTACCGATATTTGAGGCATCAAGTGGAAGGGTAGTCGGCAGGGTCAAGGTCGGGAAGAATGAGGACTCTAAACCAACCAAGCTTATGAGTGGAATACAAACAGTCTCCAAAAGTACCACAGACTTGACAGAAATGGTAAAGAAAATAACGACCATGAACAGGGGAGAATTCAGACAAATAACCCTTGCTACAGGTGCCGGAAAAACCACGGAACTTCCTAGGTCGGTCATAGAAGAGATAGGGAGGCATAAGAGAGTCTTGGTCTTGATCCCTCTGAGGGCGGCAGCAGAGTCAGTATACCAGTATATGAGACAAAAACATCCAAGCATCGCATTTAACCTGAGGATAGGGGAGATGAAGGAAGGGGACATGGCCACAGGGATAACCTATGCCTCATACGGTTACTTCTGTCAGATGCCACAACCTAAGTTGCGAGCCGCAATGGTTGAGTACTCCTTCATATTTCTTGATGAGTACCACTGCGCCACCCCAGAACAATTGGCTATCATGGGAAAGATCCACAGATTTTCAGAGAACCTGCGGGTAGTAGCCATGACCGCAACACCAGCAGGCACGGTAACAACCACAGGGCAGAAACACCCTATAGAAGAATTCATAGCCCCAGAAGTGATGAAAGGGGAAGACTTAGGCTCAGAGTACTTGGACATTGCTGGACTAAAGATACCTGTAGAGGAGATGAAGAGCAACATGCTGGTTTTTGTGCCCACTAGGAACATGGCGGTGGAGACAGCAAAGAAATTGAAAGCTAAGGGCTACAACTCAGGCTACTATTATAGTGGAGAGGATCCATCTAACCTGAGAGTGGTAACGTCACAGTCCCCATACGTGGTGGTGGCAACCAACGCGATAGAATCAGGTGTTACTCTCCCGGACTTGGATGTGGTCGTCGATACAGGGCTTAAGTGTGAAAAGAGAATACGGCTGTCACCTAAGATGCCCTTCATAGTGACGGGCCTGAAGAGGATGGCTGTCACGATTGGGGAACAAGCCCAGAGAAGGGGGAGAGTTGGGAGAGTAAAGCCTGGGAGATACTACAGGAGTCAAGAAACTCCCGTTGGTTCTAAAGATTACCATTATGATCTACTGCAAGCACAGAGGTACGGTATTGAAGATGGGATAAACATCACCAAATCCTTTAGAGAGATGAACTATGATTGGAGCCTTTATGAGGAGGACAGTCTGATGATTACACAATTGGAAATCCTCAATAATTTGTTGATATCAGAAGAACTACCGATGGCAGTAAAAAATATAATGGCCAGGACTGACCACCCAGAACCAATTCAGCTGGCGTACAACAGCTACGAAACACAAGTGCCAGTGCTATTCCCAAAAATAAAAAATGGAGAGGTGACTGACAGTTACGATAACTATACCTTCCTCAACGCAAGAAAATTGGGGGATGATGTACCCCCTTACGTGTATGCCACAGAGGATGAGGACTTAGCGGTAGAGCTGCTGGGCTTAGACTGGCCAGACCCTGGGAACCAAGGAACCGTAGAGGCTGGCAGAGCACTAAAACAAGTAGTTGGTCTATCAACAGCTGAGAATGCCCTGTTAGTAGCCTTATTCGGCTATGTAGGATATCAGGCACTTTCAAAGAGGCATATACCAGTAGTCACAGATATATATTCAATTGAAGATCACAGGTTGGAAGACACCACACACCTACAGTACGCCCCGAATGCTATCAAGACGGAGGGGAAGGAGACAGAGTTGAAAGAGCTAGCTCAGGGGGATGTGCAGAGATGTGTGGAAGCTATGACCAATTATGCAAGAGAGGGCATCCAGTTCATGAAGTCTCAGGCACTGAAGGTGAAAGAAACCCCCACTTACAAAGAGACAATGGACACTGTGACGGACTATGTAAAGAAATTCATGGAGGCGCTGACAGACAGTAAAGAAGACATCATAAAATATGGGTTGTGGGGGACGCACACAGCCTTATATAAGAGCATCTGTGCCAGGCTCGGGAGTGAGACTGCGTTCGCTACCCTGGTCGTGAAGTGGCTGGCATTTGGGGGGGAATCAATAGCAGACCATGTCAAACAAGCGGCCACAGACTTGGTCGTTTACTATATCATCAACAGACCTCAGTTCCCAGGAGACACGGAGACACAACAGGAAGGAAGGAAATTTGTGGCCAGCCTACTGGTCTCAGCTCTAGTTACTTACACATACAAAAGCTGGAATTACAATAATCTGTCCAAGATAGTTGAACCGGCTTTAGCCACTCTGCCCTATGCCGCCACAGCTCTCAAACTATTCGCTCCCACTCGATTGGAGAGCGTTGTCATATTGAGTACCGCAATCTACAAAACCTACCTGTCAATCAGGCGCGGAAAAAGCGATGGTTTGCTAGGCACAGGGGTTAGTGCGGCTATGGAGATCATGTCACAAAATCCAGTATCCGTGGGCATAGCAGTCATGCTAGGGGTAGGGGCCGTGGCAGCCCACAATGCAATCGAAGCCAGTGAGCAGAAGAGAACACTACTCATGAAAGTTTTTGTAAAGAACTTCTTGGACCAGGCAGCCACTGATGAATTAGTCAAGGAGAGTCCTGAGAAAATAATAATGGCTTTGTTTGAAGCAGTGCAGACAGTCGGCAACCCTCTTAGACTAGTATACCACCTTTATGGAGTTTTTTATAAGGGGTGGGAGGCGAAAGAGTTGGCCCAAAGGACAGCCGGTAGGAACCTTTTCACTTTGATAATGTTCGAGGCTGTGGAACTACTAGGGGTAGATAGTGAAGGAAAGATCCGCCAGCTATCAAGTAATTACATTCTAGAGCTCCTGTATAAGTTCCGTGACAGTATCAAGTCTAGCGTGAGGGAGATGGCAATCAGCTGGGCCCCTGCCCCTTTCAGTTGTGATTGGACACCGACGGATGACAGAATAGGGCTCCCCCAAGACAATTTCCTCCAAGTGGAGACGAAATGCCCCTGTGGTTACAAGATGAAGGCAGTTAAGAATTGTGCTGGAGAGCTAAGACTCTTAGAGGAGGAAGGCTCATTTCTCTGCAGAAATAAATTCGGGAGAGGTTCACGGAACTACAGGGTGACAAAATACTATGATGACAATCTATCAGAAATAAAGCCAGTGATAAGAATGGAAGGGCATGTGGAACTATACTACAAGGGGGCCACCATCAAACTGGATTTCAACAACAGTAAAACAATATTGGCAACCGATAAATGGGAGGTTGATCACTCCACTCTGGTCAGGGTGCTCAAGAGGCACACAGGGGCTGGATATCATGGGGCATACCTGGGCGAGAAACCGAACCACAAACATCTGATAGAGAGGGACTGTGCAACCATCACCAAAGATAAGGTTTGTTTTCTCAAAATGAAGAGAGGGTGTGCATTCACTTATGACTTATCCCTTCACAACCTTACCCGACTGATTGAATTGGTACACAAGAATAACTTGGAAGACAAAGAGATCCCTGCTGTTACGGTTACGACCTGGCTGGCTTACACGTTTGTAAATGAAGATATAGGGACCATAAAACCAGCCTTCGGGGAGAAAGTAACACCGGAGATGCAGGAGGAGATAACCTTGCAGCCTGCTGTAGTGGTGGATACAACTGACGTGACCGTGACTGTGGTAGGGGAAGCCCCTACTATGACTACAGGGGAGACTCCGACAGCGTTCACCAGCTCAGGTTCAGACCCGAAAGGCCAACAAGTTTTAAAACTGGGGGTAGGTGAAGGACAATACCCCGGGACTAATCCACAGAGGGCAAGCCTGCACGAAGCCATACAAGGTGCTGATGAGAGGCCCTCGGTGCTGATATTGGGGTCTGATAAAGCCACCTCTAATAGAGTAAAAACTGCAAAGAATGTAAAGGTATACAGAGGCAGGGACCCACTAGAAGTGAGAGATATGATGAGGAGGGGAAAGATCCTGGTCATAGCCCTGTCTAGGGTTGATAATGCTCTATTGAAATTTGTTGATTACAAAGGCACCTTTCTAACTAGAGAGACCCTAGAGGCATTAAGTTTGGGTAGGCCTAAAAAGAAAAACATAACCAAGGCAGAAGCACAGTGGTTGCTGTGCCTTGAAGACCAAATGGAAGAGCTACCCGATTGGTTCGCAGCCGGGGAACCCATTTTTCTAGAGGCCAACATTAAACATGACAGGTATCATCTGGTGGGGGATATAGCTACTATCAAGGAAAAAGCCAAACAGTTGGGGGCTACAGACTCCACAAAGATATCTAAGGAGGTTGGTGCAAAAGTGTATTCTATGAAACTGAGTAATTGGGTGATGCAAGAAGAAAATAAACAGGGCAACCTGACCCCCTTGTTCGAAGAGCTCCTGCAACAGTGTCCACCCGGGGGCCAGAACAAAACTGCACATATGGTCTCTGCTTACCAACTAGCCCAAGGGAACTGGATGCCAACCAGCTGCCATGTTTTTATGGGGACCATATCTGCCAGGAGGACCAAGACCCATCCATATGAAGCATATGTCAAGTTAAGGGAGTTGGTAGAGGAACACAAGATGAAAACATTGTGTCCCGGATCAAGCCTGGGTAAGCACAACGAATGGATAATTGGTAAGATCAAATACCAGGGAAACCTGAGGACCAAACACATGTTGAACCCCGGCAAGGTGGCAGAGCAACTGTGCAGAGAGGGACACAGACGCAATGTGTATAACAAGACAATAGGCTCAGTAATGACAGCTACTGGTATCAGGTTGGAGAAATTGCCCGTGGTTAGGGCCCAGACAGACACAACCAACTTCCACCAAGCAATCAGGGATAAGATAGACAAGGAAGAGAACCTACAGACCCCGGGTTTACATAAGAAACTAATGGAGGTTTTCAATGCATTGAAACGACCCGAGTTAGAGTCCTCCTACGATGCCGTGGAATGGGAGGAACTGGAGAGAGGAATAAACAGGAAGGGTGCTGCTGGTTTCTTCGAACGCAAAAATATAGGGGAAATATTGGATTCAGAGAAAAACAAAGTCGAAGAGATTATTGACAATCTGAAAAAAGGTAGAAACATCAAATACTATGAAACTGCGATCCCAAAGAATGAGAAGAGGGACGTCAATGATGACTGGACCTCTGGTGACTTCGTGGACGAGAAGAAGCCCAGAGTCATACAATACCCTGAAGCAAAAACAAGGCTGGCCATCACCAAGGTGATGTATAAGTGGGTGAAGCAGAAGCCAGTAGTTATACCCGGGTATGAAGGGAAGACACCTCTGTTCCAAATTTTTGACAAAGTAAAGAAGGAATGGGATCAATTCCAAAATCCAGTGGCAGTGAGCTTCGACACTAAGGCGTGGGACACCCAGGTAACCACAAAAGATTTGGAGCTGATAAAGGACATACAAAAGTACTATTTCAAGAAGAAATGGCATAAATTTATTGACACCCTGACCATGCATATGTCAGAAGTACCCGTAATCAGCGCCGATGGGGAAGTATACATAAGGAAAGGGCAAAGAGGCAGTGGACAACCTGACACAAGCGCAGGCAATAGCATGCTAAATGTGTTAACAATGGTTTACGCCTTCTGCGAGGCCACGGGAGTACCCTACAAGAGCTTTGACAGGGTGGCAAAAATTCATGTGTGCGGGGATGATGGTTTCCTGATCACAGAAAGGGCTCTCGGTGAGAAATTCGCGAGCAAGGGAGTCCAGATCCTATATGAAGCTGGGAAGCCCCAGAAGATCACTGAAGGGGATAAAATGAAAGTGGCCTACCAATTTGATGATATTGAGTTTTGCTCCCATACACCAATACAAGTAAGGTGGTCAGATAACACCTCTAGTTACATGCCGGGGAGAAATACAACCACAATCCTGGCTAAAATGGCCACAAGGTTAGATTCCAGTGGTGAGAGGGGCACCATAGCATATGAGAAAGCAGTAGCATTCAGCTTCCTGCTGATGTACTCCTGGAACCCACTAATTAGAAGGATCTGCTTACTGGTGCTATCAACTGAACTGCAAGTGAAACCAGGGAAGTCAACTACTTACTACTATGAAGGGGACCCGATATCTGCCTACAAGGAAGTCATCGGCCACAATCTTTTTGATCTCAAGAGAACAAGCTTCGAGAAGCTGGCCAAATTAAATCTCAGCATGTCTGTACTCGGGGCTTGGACAAGACACACCAGCAAAAGACTATTACAAGACTGTGTCAACATGGGTGTTAAAGAGGGCAACTGGCTAGTTAATGCAGACAGACTAGTGAGTAGCAAGACTGGAAACAGGTACATACCTGGAGAGGGCCACACCCTGCAAGGGAGACATTATGAAGAACTGGTGTTGGCAAGAAAACAGATCAATAACTTTCAAGGGACAGACAGGTACAATCTAGGCCCAATAGTCAACATGGTGTTAAGGAGGCTGAGAGTCATGATGATGACCCTGATAGGGAGAGGGGTATGAACGCGGGCAACCCGGGATCTGGACCCGCCAGTAGGACCCTATTGTAGATAACACTAATTTTTTATTTATTTAGATATTATTATTTATTTATTTATTTATTTATTGAATGAGTAAGAACTGGTACAAACTACCTCAAGTTACCACACTACACTCATTTTTAACAGCACTTTAGCTGGAAGGAAAATTCCTGACGTCCACAGTTGGACTAAGGTAATTTCCTAACGGCCC